CCGCAAACGGTTCATTCTGCGGCGCATGTCTTCGCGGTATGCGTGCGGTTTTAGCGAAAGAATCCATTGCGCAATACTCGCGGCTTGCCTCTTTTTTTCGCAATAATCTCCAGCGTTTTTTATTTGCTTAAACCGCTCCTCGCATTCTCGCCAGCGCCGGTTGTCCTCGTACATGGCCAGAAGCTGCTTCTCGTCCATTAGCGCAAGGTTTTGGCCGTACTCACTCGGCAGGCACTCTTGCAGGTTTTCGGCAAAGGAGATCTTGTCCATTACATTGCCGCCATGCTTTCGTTTGTTTTTCTCAACTGCTGCAAATCTTTGAACTTTCCGTATGCCTCGGATTTTGGCTGCACTTGCCCAAGCCCTTTGCAATAATAATCGTTGCGCAGAATGCAGCGGCACATTCTTCTCCATGATGGCGCCCACTGTTTAACCTCAAGATCATGTGGCGCGGCATCAGGTATAGTTGCGTAACCTCTTTTTTTCCAGCACGCAATAAACTTTTTAAACCTTAATATGTAGTTTTCCTGCATTTTTTTAGGAAGGCTTTTTAGCAGAAAGTTTGTGTACTCTTCCCAGGTTTTTCCTTCAGGCTTAGATATTTTGTTTGTGCCATTTATGTTTCCTGTGTCCTGAGCATACAGAGCACCTGAATTGACACCACTTACACGGTTTAACAGCTTGTACCACGTTTCCGGCTCAAGTATTTGGTAAAGCCAAAGCCCTTTTTTCTGATCGTCTCCAAATGGCTGACATAGGCGCTGGCTGCTAAATTTTACACCTGCACGAGTCATAAGATCGTAAATTGTGTTGTATCTAAGCTCTTTATTGCGAGAGTGAAAAAGCCAAATGTCTTCTGTGCGCCAATCGTAAATTGGGTATAAGTTGTAAACATTAGGAGCTATTTTTGTAGTCCACTTTTTACCATCAAGCATGAGTCCATCTTTTCGAGAAACTATGGCACGATAACGGTGAAGGCTCTCATCTGATCGAATTCCAATAAACGCGCCGCATGATCGACCCCTTGCATACCAAGGCCCAAATATAACCATTAACTCTTCAAATTCCATTTTTGGCACGTAAAAATCGTATTGAGACAAATCAGCTTCTTGTTTTGGTTTTTCTCTTACCCATATTTCCTTCTTTTCTGAATCCCAACAAACCCATTTTGGCTCGAAGTCCGAGATAGCATTTCTCAAAAGAAGCTCACCGCAAAACCAATGCAGGTCTATACAATCTGAATACTCTTGAATCATTGCCTCTACGTGCTCAATAGTAGCTGAATACTGAGCCTCAAGATCAATAATTAATACACCAACCTTCCTGTTTCGTTTTCGCGCTTCCTGGCAAACTAGGTGCATCATTACGGTAGAGTCTTTACCGCCAGAAAAGCTAATATAAATAACTTCAAGAAGATCAAACGCTTCAGATATTCGTCTTTTTGTCGCTTCAAGAACGCTGCATTTTTGGTATATTTTTCTGCTCATTAGTATGTCTCCACCTGGCGGCCTGCGCTTGTTGCTTCATCCATATCTACAGGATCTCTTCCGTTCTGAAGCAGCCAATCATTCAATACATCAAGGGCAACATTGTTGGCGGCTTCTTTTTGCTCATCAGTCAAAAGATTGTAGCCTGCACAGTATCGAGATGGAATTCCAGTGTGGTAGCACATAGCAGCCTGACCAATCCATGCAATCCTATTCATTGCGAAATTAGTTAGGTAGTGCTCACAAGAATTGCGCCACTCATTTATAACTTTGTTTGCGCACGATCTGAATAGATCACAATCTGCTAGAAAATCTCTGTATTTTTCTTCACATTGAGCGGATGTTAAACCATTGTAATTTTGAGCATACATTCCGGCTTTTTCGCATTCCCACTTGTCATAAGTGTGGAATATCCTGTCCCCCTTTCCCTCATTTGGAATTCTTACAAGGTCATGTTCGTCTTCTGAAAGTTCGTCAGTAAAGTCAACCCAATCAATTTGTGAATCATCTGCCTCCCATGAACGGCTGAAATCTTTATCACTGAAAAGCTCTTCAAGTCCTGAAATTTGGCACAGGCGCAATACTTCCTCTTCGTCCATACCAAGCTCTTTTGCTATTCGAGCGTTGCGCCAGTTTCTGTTTTTTAATTCAGTTACGATGCTTGACATAGCGTCAACCTGGTGCTTACCTCTTGCCCGGTTGTGACGAATGGTAGATGCCATGCGGTCGTTTTTTGAGCTTTGCTCATTACGGATGTCAACAATTGGCAAGTATCCGTTAACTCGCGCTTTTATCACGTTTGATTCTTTGCCAACACGGCTTCGGTGAAACCCGTCAATAACCTCAACCATACCCTTATCTGAATCGCTCCAGGCGACAATTGGCTGCGTATAACCATCATTCAAGATAGAAAGCTCTAGCAGCTTCATTTCAGGAGGAGCAACCTTGTTAGGGTTGTAGTCGTTTTGAGTTACTGTTGTGTTTTTTACCCACTTTACAAAATCAACCGGCTCATTTTTAAATGGGCTTATTTCGTGTATGGCTGAACGAAGTTCGTTTATAACAGATACTCTTTCATCTAGCGGAAGACTATCAAGCCCGCATATAAATTCTTTAATTTTTTGAATGTTCATGATTTTCCCCAGTGCTTTATTTACTTAACGCCCTAATGATAACATAAGGGCAGACTTTGGCAAGCTATAGCGGGCGCCAGCCTTCAAAATAAGATTCTGGAAGAACGCAGCCAGACACGTTCCATTCGTCTTTGGAATAAAACCAAGCAATACGAACCTCTCCATTCAGTTTTACTTTTATATCTCTATCCTTTGGCGCCGTGCTCATTTGCCTCCACTCGGGTTCCTGCTCTACTGCACTACATTCTAAAATTCCTCTCCTAATTGCCTCTTCTGTTTCTTCCTGGGTTAGCTCACCGAACTTTGCAATTTGCGACTTTTTAACAATTTCCCATTTGGTTACATAAGTTTTTATTTTGCATGCTGCCCAATGTTCTTTATCTAGCCGTATGCCAAAGCTATGATATGTGTCGCCGTAAATATGGATCACTTTTAACTTTGCACCCGTAATCCGTTTTGAACGGCATTGCATAGGATCTGAACCGTCAGGCATCAGGCTCATTCCTCGCGCATCGAACATGGGGATCAAGCACTCTGATTCATCTGGTATTGCTCCAAACTGTCGTGGATCTATAAAATCTATTTTTAGCATCCGCTCGATGGACTCAAGGCGAGACTCAATTGCATTTAGCTTTTCCATTAAAAATCTTGTTTCTGCTAGTTCTTGGCTCATACTTTAAATTCTGGCTCTAGGCGTTTTTTGTAAAATTCTGTTAGGTATTTATTCATTCGTCGATTATGTTTAAAAGTTTTAACTTGCATCGCTCCATAATCCATAGAGCGTCAGCCCCATCCGCAACTGTGCTTTGAAAAACCTCCTCTCCTTGATGGTTATACCCACACAAAACAAAACTTTTCAAGCCGCCAATTAAATCAAATAGTGCATTGTCCGCATCAACATCAAAACTCGTGATTCCGTTTATAGAAGCAATTTTGAAATCTCTACAGATCCCATCTATCTTTTCAACCGATCCCTCTTCATTAGCCCATGCCTTGGCCAATGATTCAATTCCAAAATGGCACGTTTCACCATAGGAATTAGTTGCTTTCCAAAAAATCACTTTATTTATCATTTTATCAGTCCTCCACTTCTTGTTTTGATATTTTGAATCTGGAATATCTGGGATGCCTTTCAGCATCATTATTGAAGTTATCAATCAGCCACTTCCTTCCTGACTTATATGCGCCAGCTCTTGTCCTGTGAACCGATATAATCCACGACTCACCGCATACAATTGCTTTGCACACATAGACATATTTCACTTGCCACCCCAATCATACGTATCTATAAACTCACCGCACACATGGTCTCTTTTTGTCATGATGTGACCAGAACCTTCAAGACTGCAGCTATCAATTCCTATCATTGACACCCTGTCCTTTCCAGATACTGGAGCCGATCTTGTGCAATCTCCAACTGCAGCATTGTGCCAGCGCCACCAGTCACAACCGGCGCAGCACTTTCCGTGTTTTAAATAAAATGCATCAAGAAATTCCTGAGTTTTATTGCTCATTACTGAAATGCTCCCACAAATTATTCTTGGTTCTATTTGATTTTGATCATGATTCATATGTTAGACCTTCTTGAATTCAATTTTAGCCGCTGTTGAAACTATTGGCATAACTGGTGATCTGTGGCTTGCCACGTCTCCAGGCATGTGATTACCCGTATTTATTCTCAAAGATTCAACTTGCGGATTATCCCTGTTCCACATGTCTGCGGCGACTTCGGCAGTCCAAATACCCTTGTTTGCGCTTACATTCTTTCCGCACTTGCATTGAGCATAATTGCATAGACCGATCACTTGTATCTCAGGCTTCCGCCCGCAGGTTGTGCAGTTGTTTAAAATCATTTGTCGTCATCCTCAAACATGGCGTTAATTCTTTTGAAAATTGCTTCAACAGCCTTTTGATCAACCGGCTCTTTCTGCTCTGGCTTGTGCTCAACCTGTAATTCTTTTGGCGCTGGCTTCTTAATCTCAAGACCGCTAGCAAGCTGCTCAACAGTTGCCGCATAGGCCATTTTGAACGCGCTGGCGTTTTCCTTGACTGACATTTGTGTGAAGGCATAAAAATCCATGTTGTTGTACAGCGTGTGATAAACAACATCGCTTAGTTTCCCAGGGTCTCTCCCGTGCGGGCTGCTCAGATACCTTCCAGCCTCAGCGTAAGCCAGTTCTAGCGACATAACGCCGTTATTGCCAGGCAAACACATAGCCCTGAACTGCGGAGCCGCTGGAGGCCATTCTGAGCCGCTTTTGATGCACTTCTCGATGCCGTCCCATAGTTGGGCCTGGGTTAGCCCTTTCAGAGCCAATGCCCACATGCCAGTGGCGTCAGGAGTCTGACCGAATGACCGGCCCCAATGCTGGCCATATATCCCCTCCATCAGAATCCAAAAAGTCGCCATCGAGGTAATCGGCTGTCGGTGGCTCTGGCTGTTGTTGACCGTATTGCTGGATAAGTTTGTCGAGATTGGATTTTGGTTGCTCATAGCTTGCTCCCGGTTTGATTTCAGTGTTGTTGAGTTTGATAAACGTGTCGATCTTGTCGGCGTTCCTGAATATCAACTCAATTGAGTCAAACACGGTTTGCCGGTCGTTCTTGCCCATGTGAAACGGACTCTTTGCGCAGCCGTCAATCGCCGCCTTTAGGTGGTCAACTGTGTAACCAAGTTTCAGCGCTGCGGTTATCTGCTTGGTTCGCTTGGCATCCAGTTTTGCTCCCGGGTGATTCATGCGCATCTGCCAATGAGCGAAAACATCAACAGCTGCCGCGTTAGCGGTAGGAGGTTTTATGGATTCAGGTTTCAGGGTTCTGGATTCAGGAATCAGGATAGGGGAATCAGGATTCAGGATTAAGGGATCAGCACGATCACTATGCGAGGACTCTGGAACTAATCGCGATTTATCCGGATTTATCGCGAGTTCTTTTAAATCAATAACTTGGCGCATTGACTCACAATAAGCAGGGATTTCACTCCCCTTATCCCTCTCGTTCTTGTGAGGGTTCTGGTGCTTCTCAAAATTTGGGATATTGATGTACGTTTTAACGCCGTCAGAGTAGAACCGTATCAATCCGGATTTATCCAGATTAATCGCGAGCTGTTTTAAGCTACATTCATCCCATGGCAAAATCTGAATCTTAAGGGTCTTCTCCTTCCACTCAAGGTCACCTTTGTAGTCGGCCATTGTCCACAATCCAATGAATAGCAGGCGGCCTAGTGGGCAGTTCTCAGATACCTGCTCATTGGTGAAAAACGCAGGTTTGATGTTGCGCGCTCTAGCCATCGGTTTTCTCCAGCGCCTTTATGTAATCGGACGCAAACCGAGATATGCGCATCTTGGCTATGCCAAAGCGCTTTTTGGCGGCCTTGCGCTGGTCAACTAGGCTTTGGGTTATCTTGCAGAATTCGCATAGATCTGGCTTTTCGTCATCGTATGGACGATCTTCTGGCTCCCTGCTTCTCAACCTTGTGTTGTAATCCCATAATCTTTCAAAGCATGGCGACTGATTTTCGCTTACCTCGGTACACTTCGGCTTATAAAAATCCTGCGGATTAAATGGATGGTGAGTCGATTCCTGTATCTCAACCCCAAGCCTTTTAATTTCACGTCGTGCGCGCTCGTAATTAAGTATCAGGTCTAGTTGTTTTGCCATAAAATTTTCCAATGCAAAAAGGCCTAAGTAATACCGGGTGGCCTCATAGCTGCGAACCAAGGGAGAGACGCCCCACGCAACAATGAACCGGTATTACTTAGACCTTCTAAGTTATCTCTATTTTAGGTTAACCACGTCGCCACAACATGGGCCTTTCGGCACTTACAATTCTGGCACAGCTAGATATTTTTGCAATAGTCTGGCGAAAAAAAACCGGGGTTAGCCGGTTTGGTTACGGGACTGGAGCCGGGTTTTTGGTTTATAACTCAACGCATCTAGGCGTGTAATCATCAAGATTGATTTGGCGCATTAATCCACTAAACGCCTTTTCTCTTTCTCGATCCGTTTCGTATGACAGCGTTTTAACAACTTTTCCTGTCTCATCCTCAACGATTTCTATTTTAAACTTTTTGTCCATGTTTCCCCCTATACCTTGGTTGGTGAGTCGCGCCCAATGCGGCGCAAAGCATTATCGGCCAGATAAAAAGTATCGCACCGACGAACATCATAGGCGTATATAAAACCTTCGTTATCCCGCGCCACCCACTCAACCCAAACGGGAACTTTGTACTCGCGGCCCTCGAAAGTGATAGTTTTAGTTTCACTCATGGCTTAGCCCTCTTAGGCATTACAAGGCGCGGCCGATCAACTTCAACGTCTGTTTTGTCTATGCGGCGAACTTCAAAAAGCACGATGGATTCACCATGCTCCTGCGCAAATATTAGCCGGTCAGAATTTGCCGCCTGGCAGATCCCCGGCTGACCGCGATTGCAGCGCGCCGCCGTTTCCTCCTGGCCGTACTTTGCAACAATTTGTTTAAGAGTTTTCATTCATTGCCCCTATTTTTTTTCTGTGTGATATTTGTCGTATAGCTTAATATGGCAATCGCGCACAACATCAATATAGGAAGAATAAAGGCTTATAACTCCATTTCTGCTAAGCTCACCAAGCGCTTTTGAAATATCTATTTTTGTTACACTTGTATGCTTAATGCCGTTAGAAAGTGTTATGTCCCAAGCAGGAATACATCCAACCCAGTGCGGGTTATCACATAAAACTTCACTCATAAATATCTCCAGTTGTTATCTGAAACCCACCTAGGCCTCTAGCCAGCCCTACCACGGAAAACTGGTGTCGACGTCCCCCAGGTGGGTTTGGGATAGCTACTTCTCGCTTAGCTTTTGCTTTAGTGCATAGCCCATAAGCGGCCAGATTTTATTGACTGCGTTTTGGCGGGCAATCTTGCGGCCCAGTTCGGCGTCAAAGTTTTCTGGACTAGCGCAGGCGCTCTCGCCGGTAACAGTGAACCCATTGCGCAAAACAAGGACGCAGAAAGTTAGCAGGTCTAATGCTTTGTGGTAGCAAACAGTATCAAATGCCACGCCGTGCTCCCTGCTTTCGGATGCGCAAAAGCCTTGTGCTGCGGTGAAGTAACTTTCATCAATAATATTCGCCTCAATATCTGCAGGTGTAACGCGTGGAGCCGTTAAGCCCTTGTCTTGAATTTCTTGCTCTATCTCATCCATTTTAAATACTCGTAGTTAGTTGATTGAAAGCCCCCGTTGCCAGGGGCAGTGCCTATGCCATCGGCGGTTTTGCGCTTTCCAAACTCCGGGCGGACAATCCCGGCAGATACGCGTCTGCAACCCTTTCAAGCTGCCTGCCAGTCGCCGCTTCACAGAGTGCAAACTCTCCACGCGACTGGTTTTCACCTCGCGCCAACTGGCGGTCAACGGTTACTATGGGTTTAGATTAAACCTGATTATCGCCTCGCGCAATATTTTTCTTGCTTTTTTTATCGCCTCGCGCAATACTGAATTCAGACAAACAAAAGGGGAACAACTATGATAGGCAAACAACTTCTAGCTCTTATAGAGCACAACGGCGTTACGGTTACGCCGGACATTACATTCCAGGCGCTGCCTGATCCGCTGCAAGACAAATTAGTTGAGGTAGTTGTTAAAAACTGCAGCGAGCTTGCAGACGAGTGCATCCCAATCAATTCGTCATCGCTTGAATCAAAGCCCGCACTAACATTTTATGGCTGCCAAGGCGCATACGTAGCGGCGTCGTTTAGCTGCGTTGAACAAATGGACGTCGATTGCATGGACACTGAATCATTGCTTGCCATAGGAATGGACGGTGAGGCAGCTTTTGAGCTTATCGGCGCAGATCCTGGCGCTTTTTTTATCAAAGTTAAATCTGCTGCGCGCACCTATCTTGCGGACACAATAGACGGCATCATGCGCGATGCAATAAACGATTATTTAGACAAAGGAGAACAAAAATGGCACTAAATTTTACGCCTAAGCCGGGGAAGCCGCATATTCTGATTGAAGAATATTCAAATAGACTGTATGCGTTAAGCGTATTACAAGACTTTGAGGGGCGCGATTTCAATTTGGCGTGGGACTATATAGATAGAGTGAATGCTGTTTTTTATAACTCCCCAGGCGAAGCCGCCCGAGCGCTGCACTACGGGAGCGAAAAGAAATGAAGATAATACGCTATTTTATCCTCAGTGCATTTGCATTCTACTGCGCCGGACAATTCATTGCATGGTGGGCTACGCTATGAAAAATAAGCCAATAAATTACGCGCTGATGGTTACGGAAGTAAAAGGCAAGCATCACGGCACGCTGGTCTACAAAGGCCGCGAGTACAACATCAAAGAGCGCGAGCATTACCGCGTTATCCCAGGGCTTCACAAAATGGCAGGTATTAAATGAGCTGGAAACTAACACCACCTTCAAACGGGTCATATTCTGTTTATGCTATTGATCGCGCAAAGCGCATGACCATTGACGCAATAAAGGAAATTTTTCCAGCCGGTGAATGCGATGAAATGAATTTCATTCTATTCTCTACAAGCGGAGTACACGGAAGTTACTCAACAATAGAGGAGGTTGAAAATAAAACTGATCCAGAGGATGATGGAGCAGTAACATTCTTAATAATTAAACCGCGAATCCTTGTTTTTCAGTACGGAAATGTATACCCGGAAACACCGGAAGACTTCGCATTTTTAAAAAAACTACGCGCCTCTGCTAAAGAGGCAATTTCTGGAATTGGGGAATAACAAAATGAGCAGCGACAAATTGCAAGAACTGCGCAAACCGTTTGAGGAAAATTTGGTTAATTGGCTCCCAAAGCCAATGCTAAAGCGCGAAGACATGGACAAGATACCAAAGCACACCTGTCCAGTGTGCGGACAATGGCACGCCAAAGACAAGGTGATGCACCTTAGCTATGTTGGGCACGCGGCATTAACCGATCGACTTCTTGATGTTGATCCGCTTTGGTCATGGGAGCCGCTTTCGTTTGATGATCGCGGCTTGCCTCAACTAGACCAAGACGGAGGCATGTGGATCAAATTAACCGTGCTTGGAATAACTCGCCTAGGGTACGGCGATGCAGGCACCAAAAAAGGCCCTGACGCCACCAAGGAGCGAATTGGGGATGCTTTACGTAATGCCGCTATGCGGTTTGGATGCGCCCTAGAGTTCTGGCACAAGGGCGATTTAAACCAGCACAAAACCATCCCGCCATTTGATCCAGAGCCAGAAACGCAGATGCCAAGGTTAGAGCTAATAACTGACGAACGCCTGGCGGCTGGGATTGAAAACATCAAAAAAGGTGAGTTTACAAAAGAAAAATTATTGTCCAGATTTGCATTGACTGAATCGCAATTAAAAACGCTCAGTCGAGAACTGCCAGAAGCTAAGGAGTCAGCCCAATGATCCGCTGCAGCTCAATAGCAAGCATCATGACTAACCCGCGCACAAAAGGCGAGGAGTGGTCAGAAACAGCCAAAACAACCATGCGCGAGATTATGCGCGGAAACCTTTTTGGAGTGTGGAAGCAACTGGACGATGTTAAAGCCATTCAGAAAGGACGCGCCTGCGAGGATGCAGGAATACAGATTTATAACGACGTGTTTCTGTACGACCTGAAGAAGATTGAAACCGACGGGCGCCGAAATAACGGGATCATAACCGGCGAGCCTGATCTGGTGGCCGCGTCTTCAAAAAAGGGCGTTGACATCAAGGTGGCCTGGTCGCTTTTGACATTCCCTTTGACAGCCGAAATGTGCGACTCAAAAGGCTATGAATGGCAAGCTAGAGGCTATATGTGCCTATTTGATCTGCCGGTGTGGGAAATAGCCTATTGCGCTATAGACACGCCTGAGCACCTATTGCGCGACTATGACGACCGGTCGATCCACATCATTGACGACGCCATACCAATGCACCACCGCATAACAATCTGTCGATATGAGCGGGACGCAGAAATTGAAGCGAAGATGCTGGCAAAGTGCGCAGCAGCCAATGCTTGGATTGAAACGGAAACCGCTCTTTTTATCGCAGAGCACAATCAATACATTTTTTAACGCACACGCACTGGGGGATTTATGGACACTATACCGTTACAAAATAACAATTTTAGCGTAAAGAGAATTGACTCAAGCGACGAAAATGTAAGCAAGTATGTTTTTGATTTTGGAAACGCTGTTGCTGAGGCTGTTTTATACAAATACCCGACATATGAAGAACGCACGGTTATATGTTGCAGCACTCAAAGCGGGTGTCCAGTTGGATGCAGATTCTGCGGTGCTGGAGACGCCTTTGTGCGCTCTCTTACTGGTGATGAAATAGTATCCCAGGTGATGCACTTATTTGATGATAGGGGAATAAACCCCAATACAGTTAAAAGATGCCAAATTATGTTTATGAGCATGGGTGAACCGCTTTTAAATCTTTCTGGCCTATCAGATGCGATTAGAAAACTGTATGCGCTTTATCCACGCTTCTCTCTTCTTATCAGTACGTCTGCCCCATTTTCAGACTATGAAAAACTGCGAGATCTCTCTGTAGAGGTTCCAACTGTTGGCCTACAGTTCAGCGTTCATGAAAGTACAGATAGTGCGCGCAATTATCTAATCCCTTTTAAGGCAAAGTTAAATTTATGGCAAATAACTCAAGAAGGTGAAAAGTGGCATAAAGCAACCGGTCGGAAGCCGTTTTTTAATTATTGCGCGCATGATAAAAATACTTCGCATGAAGATGCGTTGCGCATATACGAACTTTTTAACCCAGCTGTTTGGCAGGCAACGGTTAGCGTTGTTTGCGAGCGTGATGAGTCGGTAGCGGCGGCAAATGATAGGCAGAGAACTTTAGCTGAGGAGTTCATGCAAAAGTTAATGCACTACGGATATTCAACGCGATGCTTTAACCCTGCGGGGCAAGACGACATTGGCGGCGGATGCGGGCAATTATGGTTTGTTCAGGACTGGATGAAAAGGAACTCTGAATTAACGCATCCATCGGCAGGCAGTCGTCTGCCGGCAGTTCATGCGCCAAGACAGGAGTAATTTATGGAGCTGGCAATTTTCACAATATTCTTGCTTCTGGTTATCGTCGTATGGCAGCGGGTACGATATAACGCGCTGACTGAGAACCAGGCTCGGAGAATATCAGAGCTTGA